TCTATAAAAACGATCTGTGCAATCCTTGCACCTCTTTCTATCTTCGCCGGTGCGAAAGAACAAAAACTTGCACCAACATAATTTTTAAAACCTGAATCCCACCATCCTGCACTAATAAACACACCAGCTCTATTTAAAGTACTTCTTACATGTAAACGAGCTGCAACACCTTCAGGTAATGAAACAAACTCACAAGCTAGAAACTGGTATGGAACAAAAGGTTTAATATAAAAGAACCCTTTTTCATCGGGAAACTCCTCTATGTATGCAGGAAGCTCTCGTGTATCCCGACCCAAAACAAGGCCTTTAAAAGACTCTTCGGCTACATCAATTCGAAACAAACGGTCTAAACGAACATCAATACTATTAGGTTGAATACATTCTTCAATATAATTTCTTATCCAACCTTTTTCTACTACAACTTGTGGATTAATAATCACCGACTTCTTCTCCTTTTATGGAATATATACATAACCACCATGAATCACAGCCACAGCATCATGTTGATGTATTGATTCACAATGATTAACAACAACTACAAAACCTAAAACACGACTATCATTCTGTAAATCCTTATACAATCGTCTTGCCATGGTTTCAACAAATCTAGGATGTTTATAGCTGTGCTCAGTTACATACTTTTCATCTTCTCTTTTTAATATCGAATACACAGGAGAACTCGCGTGTTTTTCGACCAATTCAATCAAATCCTCAATCCACACAGTATTTTCTTTTCTGTACATCACGGTTATTTTTGCTGTTGATCTCTGATTATGTGCATTATAATCAGAGATCTCTTTACTACACTCACACAAAGACATATATGGTACTTCGACGGTCAATAAATGCTTTACAGCACCATCTACCCTTTCACCCTCAAAACAACATGTATATGTCATATAACCTTCGGTATTTGATACAGGTGCTTTCTTTTTTAACAAATAAGGAAATCGCATTTTCACATAACTAGAGGGAGCTGATAATCTATTACACAAGTCTTGTAACACTCTGTCAATAAAATCTGAACTTATTGATTTATCAATGTAACTATGTAATATTTGTACAATACGGGACATGTGGGTACCTCTGAATGAAGATGTAAGAGTAACGTACGCAGAAACATTAGCAATTGTATGCTGTATTCCTCCACCTTTCATTGAAACTGTATAAGGAAGTAACAATTCCCTTATACCAACCTTGTCAACATTCTTTGAAATATCAGGTTGCCGACTCTGCACGTCCTTCATTTTTTATCTCCTTTTGACTCAATACAACATTTACATTTAACAACCCTTTCTTCTTCAATTCACTTTTTTCAGCTGAAATATGATCTTTTAACCTTCGCTCATCAACACTTGAGTACTCTTGTTTAACAGTAGCTAACACTTCCACATCTGTATAACCTTGTAACAACAATTCTTTTATTCTCTTTGAACGTGATTTTCCTTGTTGTAATATGACTTTCTTTTTCGTCTTAATCTTTTCAGCTTCAGGTTCTTTATATGTCGTCGAAGCTTTTTCCGGGTCATCAATTTGCATTTCTGCCATTTTACTCAACAAATATTCACCTTTTGCATATCTTTCGCGATACCACTTTGAAAAACGACCACTTTGTATACAACTACTACAAACACCTGCTCGTGTATTTTCTGACACTCTCATTTCTTTATTACATATTACACAATTTATCATTTTCATTTTTATCTCCTTTTTTCTTACGTCTCTCAATAGTCATTACAAAAAATCCACTTCCGTCGAATAAAATATACCCTGCCGTTTTTTCTTTTTCTTTTTTTTTTCATTGTTTTCACCTCCAATTACATTTTGTTTTCCTTCTTTCCATCATCGTCATTATACACTACCTGAGATGTAAATAGAAAAAACACAAGCCATATAAAATATATACTTACCGGCCACATCCACACAGGAATTTCAACTCTAGTTAAAAAATAAAACCACAAAGGAAAACCAAATAAAAACGTCAACACACATGATACAAGTACTCTAGCAAATAAACCTTTCATACATTCTCCTTTTGACTACCATAAACTAACTTATGCTGTTGAATAATCACACGAACAAATATCTTCTTCTGAAAAATCAATGATAAAAGATATTGTATAAAATCTACATCAACCATATTCTGGTTTACTTTCCAACATGGAGTAATAACCAACTGATAAGGAGTAAGAATTCTTTCCATTGTAAAAAACCTATCATAATATTTCTTTATAAACTTAAAATCCTCTAAAATCTCAACAACTCCTTTTATCTGTGTTTTCTCGCCATATCTACTCAAAATTCGACGATGAATATCCCAATCAATTCCAACACCAGTTGAAGGTGTTTTTACATCCACACTTAAAAATGAACAACAATCAAATACATCTTCGTTATAAATCTGTCCCGAAGTTTCAAGTGTAACAAAATATCCCTTGCTTCTAAGCTCATGACAAAGATTTAATATATCAGGTTGTTCAAGCGGCTCACCGCCTGTTATCGTTACTCTTTTCCAAGGATAACTCTCCACTTCTTTAACAATCCAGCTTGTATCCACTAACTGTCCTTGATTAAAATTTACTGCAGTAGGAGTATCACAATTACGACAACCAACAGAACAACCCTGTGTTCTAATAAAAGTCTTTATTATTCCTACTTCTTGACCTTCTCCTTCACATGCTTGAAAAATTGAGTGTATCTTCATTAACACCTCCTATAAATATTATACTAAAAAAGATTGTTATTCTCGTCTTTCAAATGTATGTTTTTCGCCAAAATAATCTGTGTAGTCTGTTTGTTAGTAAGCTTCAATTTACATAAAAAATCATAAAGTAGTTCACAGTCTGAAAAAGATGACAAACCTAGTATATCAACCAACTTTTTTAACTCTTCAAACACATGGAGATCCCATTCTACAAATTCTTGATAATCAAATGGTAAAAACTGTACTTTACAACCAAATTGCCAATTTCTTGAAAATGGTCTTTTTAAAACAATTGACTTGTCTTTTCGACTATCAATAAAAATTGGTGGAAACAAACAGTGTACTGGTTTAAAAGAATGTATGTAACAATAAACATGTCCGTTGTCCATATATGAAAAATGGTTGTATACATTACCAACTTGTCGATAAATCCACCTGTATACTGAAAAGTCACACACATTACCAGACTGACGATAAATCCATACCGGATAAACAACACCGTTTATCTTAAAAACCTCCTCAAATACTCTCTTTCTGTATTCTCCGTCTAAAAATGCCGGTGGATTAAAAAACACCAAATTATATCTATTTGTTGAATAACCAGAACAGCACTTACCACAACATTGACATTTTGCTGATCTAAAAAGCTGTTTAGATATCTGTATGTCTTGTGGTGGTGTATAAATCACCTTTTGTTTACCAAACTCAACTTCCAGTGGTACTGTTGTTAACCGTCCTACCAAATTCATTGCCTTCCAAAACGAACCGTAATCTCGACTCTGTATCACAACACACCTCCACCTTCTATTAACTTTATACCATTTAAGTGCATCTGCTTAATTTCTTCCTCCGTTAATCCACCATCCTCCATCAAACACCTTTCTTGATCAACAATACTACTTATTTCTTTTAAATAAGGAAAATCACTTCCCAGTAATACTCTTCCATGTATCCGATAACTATAACACAATGACTTTATCTTGAACATTAAATATTTCTTTACATATGAACTCTCCAACCATACATTATCTCTCACCGACGCAACAAACTCGGCTTCATTTACTAACAATTTTGAATGATAATATCTTTCCCACAGTTCAACATTAGATGTTTGAGAAGGTCTAAATGACCGAAAACCATATGCTCCTGAATGACCAACAATAAAAATCTTATCTGGATGTCTTAAAGACAATGATAATACCATTTGAGGTCGACTAATATTCTTCAAAGAAGAACTACCTTGTGTGTGTATTAAAACTTTGAAACCAGATGGTAGTTTTCTAAAAAATCTCCCCGCAACACTTGACAATGGACTTATCTTACTTCCACGTACAGGATGTAATTTTACACCCGCATCCCACTCGTATATCTTCTCCTTATAAGTATCTATCCATTGAAAAGGATATATTTTAACTTTTTTTTCTTCGGCTAACTTCAACAAAGATTCAAGTAAATAAACTTCGTTTGGTAAATAGATTACACATGCATGTGTAATCTGTTCTTTTTCAAAAAACGCCATTACATCCTCAGGAGTACTCCATGGTTGTGATCTCTTTACTTTACCTTCATAACTATGTCCAAGATGACAATGAGTATCCAGTCTCATACTTCTTATTCCTTTCTTTTTTCAAAAAGAACAAAATAACTGTAACGCTGTTTTCGTTTATTCCACCTTTGAATTATTCTACATGGAATAAAACCTAATGACAACCAAAAACAAATACCTTCATGGTTTCTTAGACTACATAAAAGCATGGCTCGTGAAACATCGGCTTTCGCTAGTAATTCAGTAATAAGAAGACTTCCGAAACCTTTACCCGAATATCTAAAACATTTTTTAATTGCAATCTCATAAATTCTTAACACACCGTCTCGTCTAACACGAAAATGAACAAAACCAATGACATGATCATCAAAGACTCCTACAAACAATCTCTTTTTTTCATATTCCTTTCTTATTATACTTTCACTTGTTAAAACAGATGTTAATTTACCTTCCTTATAAGCTTCGTCTGCAATCTCTTTTATTTGCTTAAAAAACATTTCATTATTAGTTGCAATAACTCGCTTTATTCTTGCATTTACAAACCGTTTCATAACTCTTCCTTTTTTACTTTTTACTTCGCTTCTTACTCTTAGAATTTAAACAACTGTTTTTTGACTTTTTTCGCCGAGTTTCTTTTTGCCAGCATTTATTACAACGTGTATAAATCCACCTACCCAGTAAACGTTGTTTAACATTTACTGTTGTTCCGCACACCTCACAAATTCTACACGACATTTCTTCTGCAAACCATATATAACTTCCAATTACATCATCTTCATAGTCTGTATAAAATCTTAAACCACCATATTTTTCCTTAACTTCAACAGCTACAACTTGTGATAAATTATTCTTATCAATATATTCCTGTATAAGACTACAAAGAGTGTAAATCAAAGCATACCATCCATCGCCACACATAAAACCCCAGCACATAGCTGTCTTCGTGGGTGATTCGTGTCTATCCCTAAATATCTTAGGAAAACTTCTAACCAACTTCATATCCAGTTCTGGTCTCATAGCATCCTCCTCTTTTTTAACTTTTTCTGTGAAATTCGACTTAACTTTAAGCTTTGTCTTTCATACTCTGACAACTCTATTTTACCGAATTCTCTTTCTATCTGGTTCCAAGGTTTATTGTATTCTTCTAATAACTGAACTATATTGTCACAACCGTTTTCTTTTGCTAGGTCTATCGGTGTCTTACCTTCATCATTCTTTGTGTTAGGATTAGCCCCATACTCAAGTAGAAGTTTGGCTGTATTTGGACTGACATAATATGCAGCTTCATGAAGTGGTGTCCAGCCAAAAGCGTCCCTTATATTTACATCAGCTCCGTAGTCAAGTAAAAGTTTAGCTATGCTCGTGTATTCATTGTGTACAACAAAATAAAGTAGCGTACGACCATACTCGTCTCTTCTATCCACCTTTATCCCATAATCGAGTAAAAGTTTGATCATGTCCGTAAGACACCAATACATAGCTGTATGAAGTAGTGTATAACCGTATGGATCCTGTACATTTACATCAACACCTTTATCAAGCAGTTCCTTAATCTTATCTATATTGTTTTTAGCAACCATTTCAAACAATCCTTCTATACTTTCTATCAACTGTGCTCTTTTGTGTCTTTCTATGTTCATTTTGCTCTCCTTGTAATTAATCATTATAACCGCTGTTTTATCAACCGTCTCAAATATTTCAGTGCTTCAGAAGTTGTCTCAAATATAACATCTGACATCTCTAACACAAAAGCATGACGCATTTTACTTTGTTTTGGTAACACCACTACAGAATGAATATTCTTAGCATATGCCCACGCCAGTTCTGCTACACAACCTACAGAAATATCAGTAGCATTTTCCAAATTCAAGAAAAAGACATCAGAATGCTCAACCGACCACTTGTCTCTTCTAACAATTGCATGATTTGTAGCTACAGGATGTCGATAACCCTCGGCTTTCAACTCTAATTCACACCTCAATTCTTTTTTTCCCGTTAAAGGATGTAAAACTTTATACCCCATCTTTCGTAAAACCTTCGCTGTTTTCAAAAAATACCGTGCTGTAGTAGAAAAACTTGTACCCGAAATAGGATGAGCTAAATAAATTCTCATTCTACCTCCTTCTATGTTTTCTTCCGAATAAAAAAGACTTACAAGCACAAACAACATTCATTAAAACTACCTTTCTTTTTTCCAAAAAGAATAAAAACAGACTGATTATGAATTTTTCTCTATTTTTAACTAAACTTTCGATTTTCATACAATATGAACAAACACACTCCCCGTCAACAAGAAACAAGTCAAAGTTTCTTCTTTTACAAATCTGACATCTAGAACAAATCATCTTATCTCCTCATACTTTAACTTTGTATTGATAAATTTGTTTACCAACTGTTTCATAACCCTTCTTTGCATGTACAACCGTAGTAGTTAGTAAAATACCACCACGAGGTTTCATTGTTAATGATACACGCATCCACCGTGGTTCACAAGCCTTTACCAGATCACTAAGAATCTTGTTTGCCATTGTCTCAATAAAAGTTCCATACTGTCTGTAAGCAAATAAATACAGTTTAAGTGACTTTGATTCAACACATCTCTCGTCGGGAACATATTTAATAACAACAGTGTAATAATCAGGTTGAGAAGTAACAGGGCATAGAGCTGTTACTTCATCTGTAACTGCTTTAATTGTATAATTCCTTTCCGGAGCAGGATTTTCAAAAGTTTCAATAATTTCATACATAGGTTCAGTAAACCTGTACTGTGTCTTCTTACCTTGACCTAACAATCTTAAATCATATCTTTTACTCCTTCTCATTTTTACCTCCTTTTAACTTTTTATAACATTCAGCACACAAATAACCCGAAAACTGTGTGTCATAATAATATGTTAATCCCCTACAAAAAATACAATAACCTGATTCACTATCGTTAAATAACACAACCTCTCTAACCTTTTGAAAATCATTATCCAACACATGACAAACAACAACAAACTCATAATATGCTCTTTCAGCACCATGTTTATCAAAATACTTACAAATAAACTTACCAATCTGTTTACCTAGCTCTAATAAAAATTTCCTTTCGTCGTCATTCGTTCTATCCATTGTTTACTCCAGTAGTAAATTTCTTCAGCATTATAATATTATACTGAATACACTCAACTCTGTCGCAAGTTAAATCTGTATCCATAAAAAAGTCAAGCTTTTCTACAATCTTTTCACAAGGTAATCCTCTTTCTGTATACTTAATCCCATGTAAACCATGTACAAAAGCAGAAGATGAATCATTACTTCTAATAAAAGAAAATCCGGCACAATTTAATGTGTAATGTTGCAACTCTACACCGTCAGCTAAACCCAGTAAATGTACTTGTTTTGTTGAACATAATGAAGGAAACTTTTCTCTCAAATGCTCACAAAAATATATACGATTTACTACTCTCTGTAATGTTGATGATTGAAAACAAGGTGCGCCTGGAATCTCACAATCTATATCAAAAGGTACACATAATGTATGAAATTCAAAAGATGTCAAAAGTGCAGAAACATATGCTATCATCTCTCTAAATGATTTACCTTGTACAGTAATAGCAAATCTTAAATGTTTTGGTAAATGACTGTTCGCTATATAATCAAAAAAATCCTCAACTTTTTCTAAACTTCCATGACTTGACCTTAAAACCTCGGGAACAACCATCTCTTGTACCCCTATTTCAAGAGCTGTATCAAGTAACTTCTCCTTCGGATAAGCTACCTCAAGCTCAAAAATACTATTATCTAGCATTACAAAATCACCTTCTTTAATTCTTTCCATATAAAATTTTTTATATTTTTCACTCTGCTCAACAATATGTGGTAAAATCAAATGAAAATCACTTTGCACTGCAAACTTTTCTAGATATTTTACTGGTACAATAAAACCAGTTTTCATTTTTACCTCCTATTAAGAACTCTCTGTTCTCGTTTTTTCTTTAGTTTACCATATCCATTCGTCCTCGACGGGTAAGACTTCCCACGGAAAACTACTCTTTATTTTTTCCATATCCACTCTTGGTTTTTCCCATTCCTCAAAAGAACGAACTATTTTTCTATCCGTTGACAAATAGTAATCCTCAAACTTCCACTCGAAATCAAATTTATGATTCCAAAATGTTTTCAAAACAACAGGTATTCCGAACACCTCCGCACAGACAAGACCATGTAAAGATTCTGAGTATATCCTTTCACAAGACAAAATATCCCTGATAACTTCCTCTATAGGCTTGGAAAGATTTATGACAAATGCATTAAGATTATCTCTCCTTACACTTTCATATGCAAGAACATGTGGAATCAGACCTTCCTTATATCTTTTTTCCACACTGAAATTTTTATATATTTCACATAACAACATTGCGGGATCTGCTGTAAACTCCGGTACATCAAAACCTTTCTTGACTAAAATTTCTCTTGTTTTAGGACCACGGACCATTGCAAATCTTACTCCCTTATCAATATTCTCCAACTGTTCAGGAACAATTACTCCCGCTCCCCAAACAACATCTCCTGGTTTTGCATTACTTATAATACTTCCAACACAAAACAATCTTGGAGAATCTAATCTTCTTACAACCTCTCTATTTGTAATATAACTTACTATAATCGGTGTTAATCTATCACCAAAATTCTCACCTGGATGCCAATACGCTCTTATTTTCATTTTATTTCTTCTACTCTTTCTCTTTCTGGTATTACATATAATGTTTCCCATCCACACTCTTTGCATTTCCAAAGAGAAATCCAACTTCTTACTTTTATCTCTTTTCTTTTAATACTAAAAGATCCACAGTGCTCACACTTACTTATTGTCTTGTTTTTATTTGTCACCTTTACTTTTTTCTTTCTCCTTCTTTTTATTCTCTTTATTTCTACATCACCTTCGCTAAAATAAACAGTAGGATCACTTGTTTCCTTAAACTTATATCTCTTAATTAACCTGTTTAATTTCTTTCTATCAAGTATTTCAGCAATTTGTATTTCACAATAATATAAGCCATTCCTTTCTATAATTTTAAGCAGCATCTTTCCTCTCTTTTATCACTGAAAACTATTGTTCATAAACCTCACACACTACTTAATCTTTACGTTCAAAACCTCAAATACGTCAGCCGTTTTTCCCTCCTTTTTCTCTTTTCTGTTTTCCTTCATACCAAAATGTTATCCATCTATTAGAAACTAAACGAAAAGCTTTCATATTAAATATACTTGACCAAAAACGTCCTTCATCAAAAACTAATGCATCTGTTAACTTTGCATATAAAACACAAGGTATCATTAAAGCTGGTTTTGATACTCTTGTACTTAAACTACAACAAACTTCCTCAATCGTTACACCACTGTCACATATTTCATCAACAATTAAAAACTTTCTATAGTTGTTTATATCACCAAGAAACTGCCACCTGTTCTTTTCTTTTGCAGCAATTATAAGAGGTTTATTAAACTTGTGTGATAAATATACACCCATTATTAAACCACCCCTACTTATACAACAAATACAATCACTATCCTTAATTATATCTTTGAAATACTTTGCAAAACTCCGTAAATCCTTGAAAAACTTTCTTTGGCTTATATACATATTCCCTCCTTAACTATTAGCACATACATATTCAGCATAAGAATCCTTGCTTTCATATACACGTACTTTTACATACTCAATCTTACTTCCTAGTTCTTTAACTTCTCTCGCTATTTTAATTGCAAGTTCTTCGGCGGTAGGATATAACCCGAAATCATTTAAACACCTATGATCATACTGATTTATAATAGATTTTATTGCTGCAAAATCAACTATCATATGTGTTTCATTATCAAGTTCTCCTTCAACTTCAACTACTACTCTAATGTTATGCCCGTGTAAATTTTGACATGGACCATTGTAGTCAGGTAAATAATGTGCAACTGCAATAGTTCTTTCAGTTCTTATCTTCATTCTATCTCCTTTTTATTATCACAAGTAAACATCTCAGAAAACACTTCTTTTGTTTTAACATCAAATTCTCTTAACGCTTCATTCAACTGACCAACCAACTCTCTTTTTAATGCTTGTCTTTGTTTTCTTATGTATCTCTTTAAACGCCATTTACAAACTTTTTCGTATAACCATCTAGAAAATAACTTTTTTATCATTTTTTCCCCCTTTTTCTGTACTTCATTCTAGTTCTTCTAAAACTTCTTCAAATACATCTCCATTCTGTTTCTTTTTCTTGTCCTCATACGAAGCTACTACTCTTCTATAAAACTCTAACATTACACATGATAACACACCTACAATTGTGTTAAAAACAAGATATTTTGAACGCTCAACTTTTAACCCTTCTTTTGCAACAAGTACACAAAGTCTTGTAATAGCATAGTTCAAACCTCCCGAACTACTTACTTTACTTGCTAAACAGTTGATAAAAGGATCAAGCTCTTTTCTCTGTTCTTGAGTTATATAAGGCATACTTTTTCCCTCCCTTCATTCTTAATTGTGAAATTTTACCTACTCTTTTTATATATTATACTGTGTTTTCTTCACCCCATCTTTCAACTACATTTATATCAACTTCCAGAGGCACTTTAATACCTGGAATATTCTGAGTCATTAATTGTCTTACTATCTTAACTACTTCTTCTACTTCTTCATCCGGCGCTTCAAGTATTATACTATCATGTATCTGTAACAAAGGATGTGCTTGATACTTATTCTTTATCAAATACTGGTAAATTTGTATAAGTGCATAGTTTGCAACGTCAACTGCACCACCTTGTACAGGTGCATTAATACCTTGTCTTAATGCAGTAGCAACTACTGTAGTATTGTTACTAAATATCTCAGGTAACCTTCTTTTTCTTCCATACAAGTTAACTACAAATCCTTTCTTTCTTAAACTTTCTCGTAAATCAATCCACCACTTTTTTGCTTTCGGATACATTCGCCAAAAACTTCGTACAAATTCTTCAGCTTTGTTAAAAGGTAAATTATATACCTCTGCCAAAGTTTCAGTCGACATACCATATAATAAACCAAATACAACACCTTTTGCAGTTGTTCTTTCTTCGTCAGTTACTTGTTCATAAGATTTATTTAATACACGTGCTGCAACCACACGGTGTACATCAAATCCTCTTCTTAAATCTTCAAATGCTTTTTCGTCTTTTACATAATTCATGAATATCCTAAATTCCAGCTGTTTGTAATCTGCTTCAATTAATTTCCAACCTTTTTCTGCAATAAATAAATTCTTTATCTCTTTTTCACCGGCGGTATTCTGTAAATTCGGATTTATTGATGATAAACGCCCGGTCTTTGTACCATGAATTAAAAACTCAGTGTGCAATCTCCCAGTTTTTCTGTTGACTCTCTTTGCAATACCAACTACATATGTTTTGTATAACTTTAATACCTTTCTAAATCTTAATACCTTTTGTAATAATTCTTTCTCTTGTTCACTTGTTACTTGCTCTAACAGTTTCTTTAATGTTTTATCGTTTGTAGAAGGTTTACCTGCTGTTGTTTTATCTATCATTGGTAACCCTAGCTTTACATAAAGTAATTCACTGAGTTGCATGGGTGATGCTAAATTGTAATCACCATATGTATCCTTGACCCAATTAATAAGTTCATTGAGTTCACTTTCATAAGCTGTCTTTAATTGCAATAGTAAATCAACATCAACTTTTATACCATACACATGCATATTAGTAAGTACATATGTAAGAGGCATTGTAATATTGTTAAATAACCATGTCAATCCTTCTTCCTCGAGTTGCTTACTAAACATGTTATATAACCTCCAGGTTGCATCAACATCACTACATGTGTAATTTACAAATCTTACATTATCAAGATACCTTAATTGTGTAATATCAACTTCATGTGCATAATCTATTAAATCAGGAAATCTGGTTGCAAGCTTTTTTAAACCATGTTGTCCTTTTGCGTTCTCGTCAAGTAAATGGTGAGCTAACATAGTGTCAAAATAACAACGAAGATTCCAACCCTTACTTACTTTTAGAAATGGTAATTCAAATAATGCATTCTGAATTATAAGCTTTGATGACTCAAGTACTTGCTTTATCTCGCTTTCGAGAACTTGCCATTCATCTTTTTCCCATGTGTTGTCTCTTACGTCAGTAAAAATACAATAAGCTTTTTTCTCTTGGAAACAAAATGCATAACTTAATACTTGATCTTCCCATGGATTTAACCCTGTTGTTTCAATATCAAATGCAAAAACCTGTCTTTCTTTTAATTCTTTTAACAAAGTCTGTACTTCTACAACTGTCTCTAGTGCTACATACTCTCTCTTTGACTGTAATGCAGTAATGTCAGCTTTAAAATAACGAGCTCCTCTTAACATATCTTCAATAAATATACTGTATAAAGTTCTGTCTCTTAATATTGCTGCTGGATGAATTGTTACTAGTATCTTACAACCAAATTCATCACTCTGGAAAAATAAACCTCGCTTTTCCATTACACCACTTACATGGCTCTTGTTTAATAATGAACAATATGCAGCATTACCCATTGCAATTATTAACTTGGGATTCCTTTGTAAAATACTTTTCTTTAATCTCTCTCGGCAACACTTTATTTCTTTTAATGTCGGTGTTTGATTTGAAAACGGATGGCAAATTACTGCGTTTGTAATGTAACATTCTTCTCTCTTAATGCCTACCCTTTCTAATACACTGTTTAATACTTGCCCGGCTGCACCAACAAATGGCTTACCTTCTTTAACTTCTGTTACACCAGGTGCTTCTCCTACAATTATAAGCTTTGCATCCTGAGGACCTTCTCCAAAAACTTGACAATTTCCTTTTAATGTACAGTTATCACAATTCATTTAGTTCTCCTGTTGCTTGGTAAATAAATCTGGCGGTAAAACAGACTTGGTAAAATGTACTCCCAATTCTCTTAACTTAATCTCTAATTCTTTATCGTTAATCTTGTTTTCTTTCTTTTGCTTTAATAACAACCATAATTGCTTATCAAATGTACTTAAAATTCTGTAATCTTTGTTTGTCTCAATACAGGAAATTCTGGCTTTTGAAATATTAAAATATAACTTGTTTTTCTCAAAACCAATAAAATGTCTACCTAGAAATCTTGCTACAATCCCAGTTGTACCTACACCCATAAATGGATCAAATACTACATCTCCTTCGTTGGAACTACATCTAATAAACCTTTCAATAACACCAAAAGGCTTTTGTGCCCGGTGTAATAAAGGACGAGGCTGTGGTGTAATAATTACATCAAACCCCCTACCCGTTTCTAAATATGCAGTTTGACTTACATTCTTTCCATGCTTTGCTTTATTGCCTTTCGTTGCATAAAATATAACATCCCAGGTTGATTTGTACCTGTCTTTACCATAACTTAAACCAGCACTGTATAAATTAGAGTGATGCCAAACTATTAAGTTTTTCAAAGTTAAATTCTGTCGAATCCATCTCTCTACACCATACATGTTCATAGGCGCAAAAAACATATAAAAACTCGCACCTTCTTTCATCTTTATTTTCACTTTCTCTAGCCATTTAAACTGCCACTCATCGTCTTTACCATCCCATTCAATTGCACTTGAATTATACGGAGGATCAGTCACTACCAAATCAACCGACTCATCGGGTGTCGTATCAAGCAAATCTAATGCATCTCCTAAATATAAGTTTACCATATATCTTTTTCTCCTCTGTTAACCGATCTTATATATACGTTCTCTGACCCAAGTACCGACTTGTTATTATACTGAATTTTCCTTCTGTTCTCCCACCTCTTGTATTGAAAATTCTTCAACATGAATTAATGCACGACTTAAATCGGGAGATAAATAAATCAGTTTTCCAACTGGACCGTCTCTAAACTTTACTATTTGAAGTGTTACACGTCCAATGTTTTTATCCTCTGCAGTTTGTTGTAAACCAACCACCATATCAGACTGATGTACAACACCTTTTGCAAACGCCAGGTCTTGAATCTCAAGTATCTCTTTCTCATAAGCCGACATTGCTAATTGTTTAGTAAACCATATAGCTACATTATGTTTACCAGCAATACTTTTAAGACCTCTTGCATTCATTACCATACCTTCTTCTCTACTATACTTTGATGAATATGTCATCATATCAAGATCATCAACTATCACTAGATCTGGTGGTCGACCTTCTTTCGTTTTTACATATTCAATTTCTCTTTGAATTACATCAATACTACAATTCACTGGAATATGATGTATATAAAGACGAGCACCTTGTTCATAATATTTCTTTAACTCTTCTATTCTATATTCCCATCTTTTCTGCTCTCCTTCACTCAAAAACCATGGTTCCTTAAATTTCCTGTACTCAAGTCGAGAAAAACTTGCATCAAATCTAGACATCACTTGTTGTAAAGGCATTTCCTCAACAATATATAAAACACGATAACTGTTAAAAAAAGCTTCTTTAGCAAAAGATAAAACAAGAGTACTTTTTCCTATCATTGTTTTACCAAAAACACATCCTACTTCTCCTTTCCATAAACCTCCCGTCAACTCATCAAGTTTCTCTATTCCTGTTAAAATACCTTTGTATTTCGTAGGATTCTTTCTTTTTTCTTCCAGTAAATTCTTTCTCTCTACAAAACTCTCAATAAATTCACCTCTGTTAACATATGTATGACTTACATTTTCCATGTCAACCAGCACAAGCTTATTAACAAATTGCTTTAATACACTGTAATTACCTTTTTCATATTCTGTAACAAACCTATCAATTTCTTTTAATATCTCACGAGTTTGCCATGTTTCAAATAATCTAGTTTTTAAAAAGTCAAATTCACTCTTATCAACCTTAAAACCTGTAATATAAAGATACACATTACGTAAGTTTTCAATCTCTGCCTCCGTGGCCTTGTATTCCTTCATATACTTCAATACACTTTCAAAAGATAAAAGTGCACCATATTCTTTGAAATGTTTAGTAATCAAACTATATAGAAATTTGTGCTCGGAAGAAGTAAACCATTTTTCTTGTACAACATCAACAGCTGTTATTATTACTGATATGTCTTTCAGAAGCAACGCTAACAATCTTTCTTCTATATACTCTTGATTACCCTTCATACTTTTTCTCCCTGAAACTCCTAAATCTATAATCCTTACCACCCAATTCAATTACTACACACATTTCTGTTAGACGACTTACAATACGATAACCAACAACAATATCCTCAAAACGATACTTCAAATTCTCAAGTGAATAGTTTGATGTTATAATTGTTGTTAAACAAGAACGATATCTAAAATCAATCAAACTTGTAGTCTGCTCCATAACCCATGAAGATTCCTTTTCAACACCAAGGTCATCTAGAACTAAAAGTTCTGCTTTTTCAAAACTCTCTATAATGTTTGCTACATTATTCTGTGCATACTTTTCTCTTTTCAATGCTAGTAAATCTACATAGGAAATATATCGACCTCTTATACCCTTAACCTGTGCAAATTCCTTTATTAACGCAACAGCTAAATGCGTTTTACCAACACCGTTTGGGCCATGAAAATACAGACCTTGTTGACCTTCTTTATATTCTTCAACATATGACTCTAAGAATTTTAGTAATTTCTCGTGTCCTTCAAAATTACTTAATCCTTTATCAATATATCTTGTAGGAATATTAAAATCTTTTTCTGTCCATTTACAACCACACAATTCAAGTCTAAAACCTTCAAGATATTGACTATCAGGAACTTTAATCACACCATTACCATCACATCTTAAACATTTTCTTTCTTTTTTATCCATTCGGGAATCTCTTTGTTTTTTTGTGTCACTATGAATTCTTGTAAAAACTCACGACAAGATATAAGTCCAATTGTTAATACCAAATCTCTAGTTTTCTGTGCTTTTTGAAAACACCACTGTAAATACTTTTTCCATGACAACTCTTCTTTATTCAAGGTCTTTATTAATCTATAAACCTGACTTTTTTCCTTAGCACTGTAACCACCTTGCGCATATATACTATTATACTTTGCCTTATAAAACCGACGAAACAACTGTAAGAACTCACTCACTTGCTTATGTATTTCGTCAACTCCCTTTTTTTGTAACTCCAAAGATGATCGTGTTTTTGTGGTTACCATACTCAAATCTCTTTCTACATCAGTTCTTTGTCCTTGCGTCTCAGAAGAAGACTTAACTGGATTTATGGTAACCATACTCTCAGATTTCTTTGTTGATACATCTACCGGTGTGTTTTGCAACTTTTTTTCAGTTATCTTATCTTCAAGAATACAATCTACTTCTGCAAGTATGTCTTGAAATTCACGAAGTTTCTTACCTAAATCTTTCATAATTCGTCTCAATGAATGCAGCTTCTCTTCCAACAGAACTTTTGAAGAAATTGATATTTGACCTGTTCGCCAATAGTAATAAACCGTACTTTCTGATAACCCTAGAATCTGAGCAACACGATAACTAGTAGGTTCTTCTCCTTTACTCTGTAACTCTTTGACAACTGCTTCTATTCTCTCTTTTAAACTTCCCATTTTTAGTCTTTCTCTGTTTCTATGTTACACCATTTAAAATCATTTCAAAAACTATTATATCGCTAAAACTAATGATTCTCCGTATATTTCTTCCGTATCTTCTTTGTTCTTTTGTTCTCCTTTATACTCGTTGTTGTTAAGAAATAAATATAACAGTTTAAAAACATTGTTGACACATGTCAAATACGTTTCTTCATAACCTGTGTGATAATTTACAACAGGTATACCAACATAAGCTCCAGTGTAATTCGTATAAAAACAAAGTAAACCCATTTGCACCAATGTCCAAGTATTCAAATTTAACCATGGTATTGAATTCTCTGTTGCTATACTTCTAAGTTTCTCTACCAACATTCTGTTAAACATTGCACGCTCATCTCTATCCCTTATCGTAATTTCTCCTCCAGCAAATTCTGTTAAATCATGAAAAACATCAATATCCAGGTCAATCAATACTGGATTTTTATTAGGATAAAAACAACGAAAATACATGTCAATCTGCTTGTATGATAAACAATGTTCTTCTGAAGTTGTAAAAAGTATGTTAACTCGAACTCCGGCTGCTATAAGCTGTTTTACAATTGCTATACCAAGAACATTATCTAACTGTCCAGATACATGCTCTTCAGAAATTGAAAAGTATACTTCTGATACAGGTATTCTATCAACATGTACAAGAATCCAAGGTGCAAATTCATCTGTTCTTACTGATAAACAATATTTATTTATCCCTTTTAGAGCAGGTAATTCTACTAACTCTGTTTTTACATCTTTTCTAATTACAAAATCTTCTTTTAAAAACTTTAAAAATGTATAAATCTCCTTAGCTGATACTGCTTTCCAATTCATATAACCATATAAATCATATGCAAACTGTACTTTATTCATCGTCTTACTCCACCTTCTTAAAAATCTGTTCCAGATTTTCACTGTCTTTAAATAAATCTTCAAAAAGTATCTCCTTTTTTCTTAATATATGTTCTACACGCTCTTCTACTGTGTTTCTTGTTTTCAATATAACTATATTAACCGTTTTCTTTTGTCCTTGTCTGTGTAATCTTGATTCAGCCTGGTCATTAATTGCTGGTGTAAATGAACGTGAAACAAAAACACATACATCGCTCGCTGTTAAATTAAGACCCAAACCACAAGTAGCAATCGTAGCAATAAAAACTTTACAATTACTATCGTTTGTAAACTTATCAACACTCTTTGTTCTTTCTTCCACTGGTGTTGTGCCATCAATTTCAACTACTGTATATCCATCTTTCTTTGCTAACAACTCCAATCTTTTTTTCAACATTTGAGCTGTCTTTACATACCACGTAAAATATACAATTTTATGCTCTTCTTTTAACTCATTGTAAATCTTTTCACATTCATCAAACTTTGATGACTCACAACTCCCTTCTTCGAAATCACATACCTGCAATAACTTTTGTAATCTTGCAGCAAATGTTGTAAATGACGTCGTTTTATCTAATTCACACACACATTCGTCTACTAATTCATTATACTTCTGCTTCTGTTGTAATGTCAAATCTAATAAACGTGTTTCATACACACGATCAGGTAACTCGGTTAAAACCTCATTCTTAGTCCTTCTAAAATAATAACAATACAGATGCTCTTTTAACTCATCAAGATTCTGATAACCAGAAATTATCTTCACCGTTCTTCTAACATGTGGTAACCATTGTTCTTTAAATGTACAGTACCTTTGTACAAACTTACCGTATGAAAACCAGTAAAGTTCATCTAAATAATTTAATTGACTCCACAGTTCTTCAACACGATTTAACACTGGTGTTCCTGTTAACAACAATCTATAAGGAGCTTTTATTTCTTTGATTGCTAATGTTTGTTTTGCTTTTCTGTTTTTTATTGCATGACATTCATCAAGTACAACCATGTCAGGTTGCCATTCCTTTATGTATTTGCTTAAAACTCTTATTGCTTCATAGTTTATTATTACAAACGTAGATTTAATGTTCTGTAAAAGTGAAATTCTTTGCTTTTTATTACCATCAACTACTGTAGAATGCAACTTTGTCCACTTTTTTATCTCATGTGCCCAAACACTATATTTAATTGAATTTGGACATACAATTAACACTTTTCTTATATTATGTTTCTCCTTAAGTGCAAGAAATGTTGAAATCGCCATTAATGCTTTACCTAAGCCCATATCGTCAGCCAGTAAAACTTTTTTACCATGAAAAGCAAATAACACACCTGTAACCTGATACTCTCTAAGTAAATGTTTGTTTTTCAAACCTTTTAGTGTTATTCCAAAATCTTCAAGTGTTCTTTTTCCTTCTTTTATATGTACTACATCACGATAAAATCTTTCGTGCTTTTTTAAAAGTTCAATAAATGCCTCGTTTGTTGTAGCGTCGGGAAACACAGTACACAATGTTAATACTGCAGATTCAGGATATACATAACATCTTCTTGTAGCATCATAATAACTCCACATAGGTAAAGTTCTAAGAATGTGTTTAAGGCTTTGATATCCTGGATATAATCTTATAACCGATCCATCATATTCAAGTTTCATCTGTGCACCTTAGTTCACTGTTTAAATAAGTTTTATTTCATAAAGTCTGGTTACTGAAGGTAAGAAACTCCATTTTTCGTTTCCAGGTAATGCATACATAACCAGATATGGAACTTCTGGATAAAGTATACTTACACAATTTTCATTTAACTGCCAAATTATTCCAACCACAGGTCTTCTACATATTTCACCATTGAGAAACAATTCAAGTAACTTCTTCTCATCTATACTATATAAATTATCCAAACTATCTAAATCAAAGGAAAGCTTTGTTGTAAACATAAGATCAGGGTCCAGTACAAGATTTTTTCTTTTATATACTTCTCTTATATCACACACAGGCTCAAGTTTAACAAAAAATCTTCTCTCTTCTTTGAACATCCGTCTAAATCTTTGTTTAATTCTTTTTATAAATTTCACAACAACTCCTTGTCAAACTGTTTCTTCTTGCTTTTTTATATCAAGTTTTTTCCAGAAACCTCTGTACTCATACATACATATATCTTTCTCATCGTTTTCAGTTGGTTTATCATAAAAACAAACATATGATGCATTAATTGTTGGTGCAATACAAAAACCGAATGGTAAATCTATGTTCTCTTTTATTTTCACCTCTCTTTGATCTTCTCTTTTATAATACAGAGTTCTATCTCTGTATGACACATACTCTTTGTATATATTATACTGAACAGAATAAGACTTTACATCAGCTAACTCTATGGTTTCAGTTTCCATTGGTTTAAAATTTTTATCTAGTGTGTATTGTACAATTCTGTCAGAATATGTAAAAACAACAGCTAGCTGGTTTGTATTATGATTATATTCCAATGTATAAAAAGAATAACCTAGATCAATATTACCTTTATCTTGAAGTCTACCATATTCCTCAAATTCATATTCATTATCTTCACTCCGTGTTCCTTTTAACATATACAAACCAGCGAGACACTGTACACCATTGGAATCAACATATGCACTTCTTTCGACCATAAGATAAACTACTGATAAAATATCGTCAAACACAATTGCAGGTTTTTTGCCAGTACAAATTTCATACTTATGAACCAAATCCAGCTGTGTGTTTGTACAAAAACCAAAAATCTTATTACCTTCACCTTGACAAATAAAATGTATATTTAATGTATAATCTTGGAATACTAACGGTTGTGTATACTGTGTTGTATCATCATTAGACGAAATCTGTATATCTTTATAAACATAAGTATTCTCCAACGCTGAAAAACCAACCTCACGTGCAAAAAGTTTACCTTCTTCTGTGTATGCAATAATAAATGTATGACAATCTTTCTTTCGTGTTATACTAATTCCAGGTGTTTCAGCTAATGTTTTGAACCAATACACCGCCCATCTTGGACCTATAAATGGAATACCTATTGAATGTTCGACTATACAAACTGTAGAGTTTTCAGGTAGTGATGCATTTATAATTGGTGAACCCAGTTCACCATCAAGCATAACATAATCACCTGCAGTATACATTCCATAAATTGATGAAGTCATGTTAAAATAAGGAACACCATTAAATGAGTAACGTTCATCACCCCACCATGTGTATTCTCCAGGTACACCTTCCACTGTGCCATCATCTTTTCGTCTTTCACCATAAATACCAATTTCAACCCAAGCATGTGATACTTCCAGTGTTAACTCAGTACCCACAGATAAATCTGTTAACACAATTTCTTCATTATCGTCTGTTTTATAACCTTGACATATAACATTTCCTTTTCCATCATTACTAGAAACTGTAAAACATATCTCCTTACCTTGATACATACAGTATATCTTTTCACCAACAAGTAAATCTGGATAAACATTTTGATTACTTGGAGAAGCATTAAAGGACCCCGAATATAAAGTATAAGCATCTTTAATTTCACAATTTTCACCTATTTCTAAATTAAAAACCAGCGTCTGTCTATCTTGAATTTTATCTTGATAAACCTCGGGTAAATCTTCTAGTAATAACCATTTGTAAAAAACTCGTAATTCTTTATTATCCATATATTGAAGAGTCCAAAATACCAAGCCAAAACCAAAAGAAAAAATTGTACTTCGCCAGGTAGGATAAATTGTTTCTTTGAAATAAGTACCAATATGATGAGTTAATACCCCTTTATAATCATTTACAGGAGATCCCTCTACAAGCCAACCACCTAGATATATTTCCTTGTGTACAACATACTTGTATACAAACGCAGTACAAGGTAACTGGTCGTCTGAAATATGACCCACAGGGTTTTCCATACGACCATCCCACGCAATTTTCCATGTAGAATCTTTCCAGGCCATTTATTTTACTCCAATATCATAGTACCATCTTTATCAACAGTAATCTGCTGCATATTTCTTATTACTGGTCTTATATCACGAACAGTTACATCAACATCTCCAAACTCTCTCCATAAATCAACTACATTAATCGCCTCAAAATCAAGTGGTGTAATAGCTGGACTTAAATTCAATGTAAAAAGTGTATTATTATCTTTTCTTCCATAAACTTTCTCGTAAACAAACTGTGTTATAAACTGCTGATTTTCTTCATCAGGAAACACAGGTAAATTATAAACACCGGTGTAATTCGGCACACCGAAAACCATAAACACGTCTTCTTCATCAAACATCACACGCTCGTCTTCGCGATAATAAGTTTCATACAACACTGTACCACTACCTTCAAAAACTGTACTATTTCCAAATGATACAACTTTATTCCTTCCTCTCATTGTAAAATCAACATCAGTAGGAAAACTTAAGCCTGATATAGATATTCCAGGAATACTGTTACCTGATGTTAAAACACCAAAACAGTCAATAATTTCAATACCCGAAAGTATAATAAAGTTGTGTTTACCTTCATTAACAATAATTTTTACACCATTCCCTAAGTCTTTTGCAATTGGAATATATAAATCTTTATCATAAGACCAAACCTCAAGACCTGAAAAATCAAATAAACTTACTTTTGAATGTGCTGCGTTTATTAATATAGGCAAATCTACAACAGGTTCACCTGTGCTATAACGCACTGTACCCTTAATCTTTCGAAGAGGAACACAATCAAAATCTACACCTGATATATTATTATAACATGTATTTACAACACGAGGAACTCGTGGATAATACAAGTTTGAACTTGATCTAGGATATACATAATACACATCTCTTGGTATTTCATTAAAAGTAAACACACCTTCAATATCTGTTGATACTACATACTCTTCTTCTGAATCTGACTTTGCTATTGCAACTACTTCTATTCCACTTACACCACACTGAGTCCATGCGTCTCTAACACAACCTTTTATCCAATAGTCTAAATCATACGCATTATCTGTCTCTTCATCTATAAGCTCTCCAACAAAGTCCAGACCACTGTGGTTTTCATTAACATCGTTTATCCTATATATTTCTGGTGTATATTCATAACCATATGAACGAGGATATATTGTATAATCACCTGGTAACCGAACATCAACACAGTAATCACCTGTAGAAGTAACACCACTAGTAAACACATAATGTGGAATTTCCTCTACCTTTCCCCAACCATTTATAATACTCGGGGCTTCTTGTATACCATTTTGTGCTACTACTTCTGTTTGAATAGGCAAACCACTTTCATCAACAACTTGACCTGATATATGATAAATTGGATACTCAATACCAGAAATAAATAATATAAAATTCGGATCTTCTAAACTTGTTCTTTTCGTCGCATCATTCTGATCATACTGATAATATTTCAATGCTGTTGTTTCCTTAAACAGATGTACTTGATAAAACTCTTCTGGTTTTTGTAACTCAAACAAAAACACACCGGAAACATCAGTAACTTGTTGCTTTGGTTTTGGTTGATAGACAACACCTCCACTCTCTGTTTCTACTGGTTCATATTCATATTCACCACCTATTGCTTCTACTTTAACTCCTTCAACAGGTAAATCAGAAAACACATCAATAACAACACCAGATATTATCCCTGTGTAACAACTAAAATCTCTATTTATCAAAGATTTATTAGTTATAATATCTCTTCTGTACTCAGGTCTAAAGACATATCCAAAATTATAAGGTCCAGTTAAATTAACTTTTTGCCAATACCAAGTATCCTCCTCTTCATCATGTACCCATTCTTCAATATTCTTTAAAGGTACAACTGTATAATAACCAGGTAACAAGTTTGTCAAATAAAAATCACCATTATTCAATGATTTACTCTCTGCTAACTTACCTTCTCCTTCTTCGGTAAAAACAATTCCATTTACTTTATATCTAGATTGAGAATATAATAGTCTAGAATTAGGAGTTAATACCCAAAAATCAACACCGGATAAAACAGGTTTTCCTGTGTAACCGTCAACAAACCGTCCTTGTATTGAATAAGTATTCTCTCGAAAGAAATTCTGATTTGCAACTACACTTTTATCCAACAACACATGACGTTGTAACGGCTGAAAATAATACTTTGTTGCAGCTCCAGTACTACTCAAAGCTTCAACTAATCCTTCACCATCATAACCATATTCACTCGCAGCATTCTTTATTGCATCAATCAATTCTTCAACGTCACCACCGCTTTCAACATACTCTTTTAACAACAAAATCAATAACGAATCCTCTGCCAATCCTTGAGTTTGCATTAACCACGAAATAATATCATTAATGTTGTACTCAACTTTATTTGCTCTTAAAGTATACTCACCAGGAAACAAAGATATATCAAAACACCCAGATAAATCAGTTTCTGTAGTATAAAACGGAACTCCACCTTCATATCTTTTTATTCCCTCTTCAGTAAACTCAACTTGCGGTTCTTCAATAAAACCTTCATAAACCGCAATTTCAACACCTTCAATTCCACTATCATCTAAATCATACGCATAACCAGTAATTTTATTTACAGGTACTATAAAATCAAGTCCACTTACATCACTATATACTTCTTGTATATAGAATTCTGGTGTTGAAGGCTGACTACAGTAAATTCGATATAAACCTTCTTCAAGTTCTCTTTCAGTACTATATCCAGAAGTTCCTGTTACTAATACTGTTGAATTTCTAAACAGATCTTCAATTACAACCTGCACAGACTGTATTAACCCTTTACCATACTGATCATAAATACTACCTGATATCCGATAATATGGTCTACCATAAATAATTACATTTTTAACTCTGTTATCTTGTGTCAAACTGACGTTAACCGATGCTGGAGAAAATACATACTCTCTGTATTCACCAGCACTAACAGAATATGTATTTAAAGGAATATGTGCAAAAACAGTAATACCCGATACATCTGTTGTTTGTGTGTATTCTTGTGTTTGATCCAGAGTTTCAACGACAACAGGTACATCACAAAGACAACTCAAATCACGTTCATCAAGAACTTGTACATAAATATCACCTAATTCACCAACAGGTTCAAGTTCTTTGGGTATCATAAAATCAACAGTCAAATCTTCTTTTCCTATCGTCATACCTGAACAGTAGTTCAATGGATCAAAGTAAAATAGTTCCTCTGTTTCTTTTATTAATTTCCAACCATCTTGATTATAAAAATACAAAATATCATCAAACTTACTTTCTGCAGGATCAAAATCTTCATCCGCCTCAACAATTTCCTTACCTAATGAAACACTAATGTAACCTGGACCAAACACTTCCGATGTTTCATAATAACCTTTTTCGTCAGTCCTAACATTCAAAAAATCGTCCTTTGTATACAATGATGCAAGAAAAAAATCTTTTTGTTGTGTGGATACAATCTTTTTTGGTATATAAGTTTTACAAAGACTTTTTACTGAAAAAGGCCATGTATCATCAGAATATGCTTTTGGAAGTATACTACTTAATAACTCTACTCCAGATATGTCAAACACTTTAATAAAAGAATCTTGATTACAAAGCTCACATGGTAAACTGTATAAAGTATTAACATTTCGAGTTTTTGCAATAAAATCTTCATAACTCTTTTCAGGATTTACATTAACATAAACACCATCAGCAACTTTGTATTGCAACACATTTTTTGCTTGACCAACAATATACTCATTGACGTCATACCAACTTCCACAAGTTAAACCTTTTAACTGTGGTAAAACTACATATACATCACCGAGTAACAATGAATTTGTAGTATCTATCTTGTTTCCAACAAACACATTAATAATATCCGATGAAGTTAACAAGAATTTCAAAGACGGGCTTTTCTTGACACCTACAACACGAATACGAAGTCTACCAGTTACAGGAGCATACCATACATATTTCCTTGTTGAACCGTCAAGTTGTTCAACAATAGAATACCAAACATCTTTATAACAAAACTCAATTCTAAAATAATCATAATTCTGATCAACTTCCCATGTAATTATAACAGGAGTATCAACAAATACAGATGTTTTTTCTACCTTTGCTTTTATCATTTTTCATTTTACTCTTATATCCTTCCTACTTAGCTGCTCTTTTTTCTATTTTCTGTATTTTTCTATCCAACCTATCCTTGAACCGTAGTAGTTAATCATAATGTAGTATCTGAAAATCACTTGCTAAATAATCATAGAGAGAAAGTATTCTTTTATTCCATCCTCTTCCAAACCTGTCATAACTTCTTAAATCATTATAAAAATCACTTCTCTTTAGTATTGCTATTAACCAAGTATATGTCTCTGCAAAATCTTTATTTCTAAAATATACAAGATAGTCTTGTGCTGACAACTTTAATACTTGTTTTGCTACTCCAATTCCTTGATTAAAGCAACAATCTGCTGCTACTATATCAAGTTTCGAAGGTAAATCATCGCAACCTAAAGCGTTCCAATATAAAGTCCTTGCACTTGATTTTGCTGCTTTTTCTGCTTTATCTTTTTCACCT